CACAAGCCCGGCCCGAACTCGACCAAGGGCAGTCCGCCGAGCCTGTGGCGCTACGTCTACTGCTATGGCGTGTGGCTTGACGGCACGTACACCGAGCCGCGCCTGATTGCCGGGCAGGAGATCGCCGACGATCGAGAGGAGCTGATCGGCAGGAAGAACTACGCCGGCTTTGCATCCGACAAGTGGAACGCCCTGCCATGGGCGCGCAAGACCGGCATCCGCCGCTTCTACGGCCCGGGCGGTATCGCGCTGTCCGCCAGCTACGGAGGCATTGCCCCGGCCGTGCTTGGCGCTCAGATCGACGCAGCCGGGGAGGCGGGCAAGTTGCGCGATGTGTTCGAGACCTCACTGCTGAGCGCTCACGGCGCCGAGATCAGTGCCGACGCCCTCGGCCAAGCCAAACAGCTTACGGCCAGCGTGGCCGACGTGGTGCCCGAGCGGACGCAAGGCAAGCCGCGCACGCCCGCCGAGCAACTCGCCCGCGCGTCCGAGAACGCCGACGAGCAGGAGGAGGCCCGATGAGCCAAGCCCATATCGACCTGCTCCAGGGCGTGCTCGTCGCCGCGTGTGAGCACCTCACGGCTGTTGGTGTGTGTGAGTTTGCTGCCGAAGACGCGTGGGATAGCCGCTGCAAGTCCGGAGACTGCACGTATTGCGACTTGGACCGGGCGGTAGACGCGCTACCCGCGGAGATGAAGCCATGAGCGGCAAGTCAAAGCCGACGCTCTCAAGCGCGTGCGGCGATCTCGGCAAGGCGATCGCGGCCCTGGTTGACACCGCCGGTGGACTCGACGTCTTCGCCGCGCGGGTCAAGTTCGGCCGCGAGTCGATACGCAAGTGGATCACCGGCCACACCGTGCCGAGCCAAGAGGCGGCGCTCGCGCTCATTGGGCAGTGCGCCGAGTTGCGTCCGTTGCTCGAGGCCCGCGGCGCGCTGCGCGACTGGTGTCAGCGCGGGCCGTCGCCGCTGTCCCTGCGCGCCCGGACGAGCACCAGATTCGCCGCCGACTACGGCGCCGGTAAAGTGGCAGCAAAGCGACGGCGCAAGGCTCTCGACCGCGATGAGCGCCTCGAGAAGATCCGACGAGTGCACGAGCGCATGCTCGACGGTCGCCGCAGTGGCGCCGTCAAGGTCGCGCGCCGCATCCCGGCTACGCGCGACGGCGACTTTACCGAGCGCATGGCCGACATCGGCATAGCAGCGTGCGACGTGCGCACGCGGACGGAGGCGTGATGCGACCGATCATCTTCAGCGGGCCGATGGTCCGCGCGATCCTCGGCGGCCGGAAGACGCAGACACGGCGCTTGGTCGGGATCGACACGCTGCAACCATCCACCACGCCGGGCTACGACTGGACTTTCCGTGGCAAGGCGCCGGTCAAGTCCATCGCTCAGCAGCGGCGCCACCCGGAAGGCTGCTGGCAGGATTGCAGGCATGCCGACTTCCTGCGGCTGTGTCCACACGGCGTCCCCGGCGATCGGCTGTGGGTCCGTGAGACGTGGCGCGAGTCCATTGGGGTGACCGGCGACGAACTGTTCTACGCCGCGGATATGAGCGATTACGACCGGCGCGAGAAAGGGCCGTGGTGCCCGTCGCTCTTCATGAAGCGCACAGCAAGCCGCATCACGCTGGAGATCACCGACGTGCGCGTGCTGCGGCTACAAGACATCAGCGACGACGATGCGCGCGCCGAGGGTGTTATCCCTACACCGTTCTGCAAGGCCGGGAGACCAGCTGGACTGGAGCATGTCGAGGCATTTGAGAGCCTGTGGGACGGAATCAACGCCAAGCGCGCGCCGTGGGTCGCGAACCCGTGGGTCTGGGCTGTCACCTTCGTCCGCATGGACGAGAAAGCGAGGGCAGCATGACCACCCGCCCAGCCCTGATTCCCGTGCCGCCCGACGAGCAACCTGGCCTCGATCGCGAGTGGAAGGTCGCGCCCGTCACCATCGATCTGCGCCGCCCGCAACGCAGCGCGTTTCGTGACTCCAGCGAGCGCACACGCGCTTTGATGATGTGGCGCTGGCAAGGGCTGGTGGGGCGATGAGAGACCCGGCCCGAATCGACGGCATGATCGAGCGACTGCGCGCGTTCTGGAGGCGTCACCCGGACCTACGCCTTGGGCAGATCGTCGCCAACGGCGCCAAATTCGGCCCGCAGGATATCCCGGTCCATCTCATCGAGGACGAGCCGCTGCTGCAGGCCATCGAGGACGTGCACACATGACGACCCGTTTTCGCCACGAGGAATGGGCCCGGACGTGCCGCTGCTGCGCTGACTGTTGGTCGCGACCCTGTGACGGGTGTTGTGCCGGCGGCGTGTGCGACGACATGCGGTGCACCTGCGACGATGAGCCGCGCGACTGGAACGATGATGACGACATTCCGGAGGCTGAACATAAATGAGCTGCGCGCGGTCTCGTGGCAGCGGCTCGCCGCGGCAGCTCACGAATCTTGGTGCGACGCGGTGGCATTGGAGCGCGGCCTCGGCCTTCCTCACAGGTACAGCGCGCGCTTCGCTGAGAGTCGTGCACTGGCGTGCCGCGAGCAGCTCAGGCTGCGCTGTGGAGGTGACGTCCCATGATCGCCGCCGTCCACGACATGCCCATCGCCCCCGCGCCGCGCGAGTACCTCTCACCGGCACAGGCCGCCGAGCTGCTCGGGCTGCACGTCGATACGCTCGCGCGCTGGCGCGGCGCTGGCAAGGGCCCGGCGTGGTCCCGGTGCGGCACCCGGGCAGTGAGGTACCGGCGGGTGGACGTGGACGCGTGGGTGGCGGCAGGGCGCGTGCCCGAGATGTATCCATGAGCGGGCTGCGCCCATTCTTCTCGTACTACGGCAGCAAGTGGGCCGCAGCGCGCGGCTACCCGCCACCGCTGTACCGCCAGATCGTCGAACCGTTCGCGGGCTCGGCGGGATACGCGTTGCAGTATCCAGACCTCGAGGTCTTGCTCGTCGAGCGCGATCCGGTCGTGGCCCGTCTGTGGCTGTGGCTGATCACGAAAGCCACGCCGACCGAGGTGCTCGCGCTGCCCGACATCCCTGTCGATGGACACGTGGACGACTTCGCCCTGCGCGGCCCCGCGCGCGACCTGGTGGGGTTCTGGATCGCGACTGCACAGGTACACCCGAACAGGCGCCCGTCATCATTGCGGCGTCGGTGGCCCGAGAAGGGGTGGCATATTGGCATGCGGCGGCGGATCGCCGATCAGCTCCACCGCATCCGCCACTGGCGCGTGATCTGCGGCGACTACACCGAGGCCGCAGATCTCGTGCACGGCCCGGCGACATGGTTTGTCGACCCCCCATACGACAACGACGCGGGTGACAAGTACAACGGCGTCAAGCCTGATTATGCAGCCCTTGCAACGTGGACACTACAACGGGCGGGGCAGGTCATCGTGTGCGAAAACGAGGGCGCGACATGGCTTCCGTTTCAGCCTGTGTGGCAGACACGCAGCATCAACCGCCGCTCGCGCGAGGCCGTGTACGTGCGCTACGACGTGGCGCCACAGCATTCGGAGGTGGGCGCGTGATCGCCGCCCTGTACGTCGAGACCGGCGGCGTGTACTTCGGGCTACCCGACGTGGATCCGTGGGACGAGCAGCAGGATGCGCGTCTGTACGCAGGGCCGTGGCCGGTCGTGGCGCATCCGCCGTGCGCACGATGGGGACGGTATTGGAGCGGCGGGCCGTCTGCGCGGGTGCGGCGTGAGCTCGGGGACGACGACGGTTGCTTCGAGGCTGCACTGCTCGCCGTGCGCACATGGGGGGGCGTGCTCGAGCATCCCGAGGCGTCCCATGCCTGGCGCGCGTTTGGGCTGCTCCGGCCACTGCGAGGTGGAGGCTGGAGCGCTGCCGGTGATGGCGGGTGGACATGCTGTGTTGAGCAGGGCCACTATGGGCACCGGGCGCGGAAGGCCACATGGCTCTATACTTTCGGTGTGCCGGCATTGCCGTCGCTTGCGTGGGGTCCGAGCGCAGGGGAGCGGCTTGACGAAGGATTCCACAGCCCCGAAGAGCGCGCTGCTGCCCGCGCGTCTGGTATTGCGCCGCGGCAGCGTCTGAGCGCTCGCGAGAATCTGGGCACGCCTCTCGCCTTTCGTGACGTGCTTCTCGACATCGCGTGCTCGGCCGCATTCCGGAACACTTCCGGAACACTTTCTGGATCACGCTAGCAGGGACGGCCGAAAACATGAGTTATATCAGTAGGGGTAGAGGGACTCGAACCCACAACCAACGGATTAAGAATCCGCGGTGACTAGTAGTCACAAGGTGTTACGAGATGGCGCAAGATGGCCGTATTCGAGTAGTTACGTATGGTGCCGCACAGCGGCCGAACTCCAATCCGGAACACATTCCGGAACACAGAAGGGGAGCGCATGCCCGAGAAGATCGTGGAACGAGTTGAGGACATGTCCGCCGTTGGAACGCTTCAACTGATCCAGCAGGACGACGGCGACATCATCGTGTCGGTGAGCGAGGACGCGAGCGGCCTGCGCGGTCCATATGCCAGCGTCGAGTTCTGCTTGCCCGGTTCAGGAGGCGGTCACTCGCCACGGACCCATGCCGCGCTTCGCGCCCTAATGGAGGCCATGGAGGCCGACCGCAACGACAAGCCCGACAGCATGAACCCGGAGACAGAGGCTCAGGCGGCAGCCATAGACAGCGCAATCATTGAGGTGTTCCGCCGGCTAAGCGACACCGAACGTGTAGCCGTTTACGGAGCGCACTGGACCCAATGGCCAGCCTATCTCGTTGCGCGTGTCAGGGCGCGTGCGGCTGAGATTGTGACGCCGGAGCAGACGTGGCACAGCCGGCACCAGCGTGCCGAGGATCTGTCGAGCTACAGCGCCGGGCGCTGGCAGGATGCCGCTCAGGCAAACGCCTCGCTCCAGCGCCGCGTGGAGGAGCTGGGCCAGGAGGTAGCCGTCGAGTGTGAGAGACGCCGCAAAGCCATTGCCGAGCGCGATCGGGAGCGCGAGATCGCGAAGGCGCTCAAGCGCAAGCTGGACGACACCGCAGCCTGACATGCCCAAGCTCAAGCTCACCGAGAATCGGCTCGCCGAGCTGCAGATCGTCCAATACGTCTGTAATGTCGGGACCTTGTGAGATACCTTGAATTCCGTGTTGCGTTTATCATGAGACGTCGCTATCCTGTTTCTTGTGAGCGGGAGACGCCGCTCCGGGAAAGAGCACGACCATGCGCAAACTGTCCGCCAAAGCCATCGCTGCCGGGTTTACCGTTGAGAAGTTCGTGACGCACACGGCGTATGCCAAGAACGGGAACAGTCACAATCCTACCGAGTATTATGTGTGGCATATACGCCACAATGGCGAACGGTGCGGTCGCGCCTTCCGCCTGAAGGAGGCTGTCGCAATCGCCGATGAGCTGCTGGACGAATTGGAGCGCACCGGTGAAATCAAGTAAGCACGGAGGCGCCCGCCCTGGCGCGGGACGGCCACGGAAAGAAGATCCGGCTCGGTCGCGCTCGGTCCGGTTCACCGAGGCGCAAGAGGACGAGATCGAGCGCTGGCGCGTGAAACACGATCTACCCGACTTCACGGCCGCGCTACACGACCTGGTGGCGCGGGCGCTAGAGTCCGCATGAAACTCAAGCTCACCGAGAAGGCGCTGTCCGCGCTGCCGCTGTCCGCCGCCAAGGTCACCTACTGGGACGCGACCTTGCCCGGGTTCTGCGTCTTGGTGGGGCTCAAGTCGCGCACGTTCTACGTGATGCCCTGGTCCGCCGGGAAGCGCCTCCGGGTCAAGATCGGCAGGGCCGGAACGCGCGGCCCAGGCGGACATCCGTGGACGGTGGCGCTGGCCAGGCGCAAAGCGCAGGAGATCATCGGCAAGGCGGCGGCCGGCGAGTTGGCGCCGGCGCCGAAGCGCGCGCGGGGGCCGACACTACGGCAGGGACTCGAGCTCCACGTGACCGCCATGCAGCGCCGTCGCCGCGCCGAGCGATCGATCTCGCAGATCCAGGAGGAGATCGGGCGCTACCTCGGCCCGTGGCTTGACCGGCCCATGGCAGAGCTGACGGCATCCGCGCTCGACACCGCCTGCAACGTCATCATGGACGGCAGGGCGCCCGTTCCCGGCGCCGTCAATCCGCCCGGGTCCGCGACGGCGAACCGGCTCCGGTCATGGGTGAGCGCGATCTGGACGAGCACCGGCAAGCTCCACGACCTACCGGCGCGCAACCCTGCTGATGGGGTGACGCCTCACGTGCTGTTACCCCGGCAGTCACGCATCCATGATGCCGAGTTTCATGCGTGGCTTGCACGTGTGCAGAAGCTCACGCCGCTTCGCCGTGACCTGCACCTGTTTGCGCTCTTTTCTGGACTGAGGTCCGAAAGCGCGCGATGGCTCCGCTGGGATGACGTGGACTGGGATCGCGCGCTTGCCCACATCAGCAAGACTAAGGGCGACCGGCCGTACACGATCCCGATTACCGCCACGCACATGGAAATCTTGCGGCGCCGCAAGGTCGCGAACGTGCCCGCATTCGATCCCTATGGCGGAGATGGTGGGTGGGTGTTCCCCGGCATCGCGCTCGGCACGCGGCGTGTGCAGCCCGTCGCAAGCGGCAGGTCGTGGAAGCGCGACGACGCAAGCAAGCTCCCGGGGCTCCACGACCTTCGCCGCACGTTCAACAGCGTGGCGCACGAGACGGGGGTCGCGCTTGAGGATCGCGAGGCCCTCATGAACCACAACGGCAAGGGAATCAACCTGCGCGTGTACACTGTGCCGCAGCGCTGGGATCACCTGGCCGACTGCCAGCGCCGCATCGAGACCGCGCTATGGGAGCGCATCGGACGGGTGCAAAAATGGAGTCTACGACCGTGAAATACTTGTTTCTGTGCGCTTTTGGCCTGACTGGATGCCTCGATTGGGCCGCCGACACGTTCGGCGATCATCGTCCGCCCGAGGCCGAGTACGTCGAGTTTTCCAAGCCCGCCACGCTCGTGGTCGAGTGGGAGCAGCCCATCGCGACCATGAGCGCTCACCAGACTTACGCGGCAGCCGGCCCGCTACTGAGTGACATCCCCGGCCAGATGGCCAGTGCCGAATGGAGAGATGAGCCTGCTGTCTACGTCTATCGCGTGCAGCCCTACTTGGCAGCAGTGGGCGTCTTGTCCGGTAGATATCTAACAATCACGGGGTTCGATTTCGGTTCGTGCTTGCGGACGATCGATTTGCCGGGCATCGCGCTCTACGAGGCCGGGTGTAGTGACTGGGATGCGGCATTCGACGATATTATTGCGCCGAACCGGCCAGGCGCCATCACCTACGCCACGCAGATGCCTGCTGGCGCACCTGCGAACGCCACTGTCATGCATTTCGGCAACGCGCTCGGCGGTGAGAGTGCACCGCTCAAGAGGCCGCAAATGCAGAAGGGGTGGAAAGCCGTCTGGTACTGTCCGGCAGGCCCCGCGCGGATCCCAACCGACACCTTCGAGCCCCGCGAGTGCATCCCGTGGGCAGAGGCGTGGGTGGATCCCGAGTTGTTCCAGTGCTACGGGTACGATATCGATCTGACACCTGTCAGGCGCGACTGTCCATTCGGCGCTGAGCCTGCAACGTTTTTCAATGTCACGTTCGACGACGCCACCGCGTCAGCGCGATAGCAGCAGCTCCGCCCACAAGCTGGCTGTCATCGGCTGCGCATGCCCGGCGCGCCCGAGCGCAGGCCGCCGAGGCGTCGGAAACCGTCGCGAAGCTCGGTCGCGCTGGTCGGTGATCTACGCCAGCGCGTACTCAAGTACGCCCGGCGCATGCTCGCGCATCCATACCGGACCCGGGTCCGATCGCCGCGCCGGATCCAGCGACGAGTGCTCGATCATGGCGAGCTGGCGCGGGATATCGTAGGCGCTCACCAGCGCTCGCCAGACGCGCGCGGCCGCACCAATCTGGGGCTGGGGGAACGTGTCGCCGTGGCCCTCGAGCTCGATGCCAATCGCGCACGCGTTCGGCGACTGTCCTTCGATCTGCCCGCGGCCGCAGTGCCGCGCTCGATGCACCAGCGGAACCATCTGGTAGACAGCGCCATCGGCGGCGATCGTGATGTGCCAGGACGTGTTGCGCGCACCCCGCGCGCGCTGCGCCACCCGTCGCGTATGCAGGCTGCGCGCCGTGCCCGGAGCCGTGGCCGTGTAGTGCGCCACGATGGCCTGTGGCGGGCGCTGCATCGGCCCGCTGTACCAGGACCGATGGGCCGGGATGGCCTCGACGCCGGCGCCCTGGAGCCATCCGTTGACCACGCGCAGCTCGCCGGTGACGGGTCCGACGAGTGCGCGGTCAAGCGCGGCCCTGGTCCTCGGACCGGCCATGCCGTCAGCGTCGAGTCCGTGCGCCCGCTGATACGCCCGGACAAGCTCGACGAGGTGCTCGTCGGCCAGCTCGCCGCGGTCGAGCGCGCGCCGGTTGTAGTCGGCCGGGGTCACCGGCCGGCCCCGGGCCACGGTGAGCAGTGGACGTCGAGCGCGCCCTGGTAGCTCGTCGCGAGTAGCGCCAGGCCGGCGCCCAGCGCCGCGGTCACGGCCGACGCGACGCCCAGACTCAGCTCCACGCCGTCCCGGTCGATGGGGATGGCGGCTCCTCCAAGTCCGCTCGCGAGCGCGCCGGCTGCAGCGCCGCCAGCCGTGGCCACGATCGAGCGGTCGCGCATCCGCCGGCACTCGGCCCGGGTCTCGTGGGCGCCGTCGTCGACCATGGCCATCGGCGCGCCGCTGTAGCTCGACAGCGGCCGGGACTGCGGCGTCACGCACGCGCCGAGCAGCACGAGCATCGAGGCGCCCACAGCAATCGCCACGCGCTCGGCCACGCGCATGCGCCGCTGGATCGACGCCCGTGGCGGCAGTGCGCGCGGCTCGGTGATGTCCGGATCGTCGAGCCTGTCATCGCCCGCGCTCGGCGGTTGCCCCGCCGTCGTCCCCAGCACGGCCCGTAGCAGCGCGAGCACGGCCTGGCTAGCGTCATGGCCGGCCATGGCAGTGATGGCTGCTGCGAGGCTCTGAGCAGCCGCGTGGGCAGTGTCCATGGCCCCGGTTGCCGCAGCGATGGCGAACGAGAGCGACGCGAGCGCCATCGGGATCCACGGCCGCAGCCATCGGGCGTCCGCGGTGTCGAGCATGCGCGCGAGCATCGCGTCAACGCCTGCCTTGCGCAGCATGTGCGTGATCAGCACGAGGCCGAGGGCAAGCGCCGGGAAGTAGGCGCCCGCGGTGATCAGTTCGAGTAGCTCTTGCATGCCTCCCGAGGATCACGGAGGCGCGCCAGTGTCAAGCCGGCCATGGCCCTGCACCTTGCCGCGTGCTCACTGCACACGTGATTGACCACGGACTGCGCACGGAATGAGCACGACAGACGCCCATGAAACCCGCGCCGCGCTGTTGCGTGCCGCAGTCGTACGCGGGGACCGTTGACGGCACGTCACTTTCTGTGGCGCAATCACCCGCAAAGGAGACCGTCTTGAGACTTACCGTCTTGCTTTTTTTCGCTTCCCTGTGCGCGTGCAGCGACGTCCCGGCCACCGGACCGGATGCATACGCCGAGTGCTCGCGCGCGCTGCCCGCCCCGTCCAACGTCGCGCCCGCTGACCGTATCATCCGCGCCACGAAGCCGGCAGGGGAACGAACCGTGCTCGTCCCGTTGGACGCGCAGGACATCGGCCGCCGCATGCGTGTCTATGACACGCTCGGCTATGGTGATTGGGTCTCCGGGTCGCTTGCGTTCGTCGGCCCAGAGCCTGCGCAAGAGCTGATCTACGGCTCACCCGGCCAGATCTGCGCACTGGATTTCGCCGCCTTGGAATGGCCGGTACCCGAGGGTGCCGCCGGGGTTTTGCTCGATCTCAACCCGTCCGAGGCGGCGATTGAGGTCACCATCATCATCACGGACGCGTGAGCACCATGAAACCAATCATCCTGCTCATTGTCGCTCTGCTCTCCGCGTGCGCGGATCCCGCGCCCATGTCCGGCGAATTCGACCCGGTGTTTGAAGATGCCGCCCGCGCGACCCCGCCGCTCGATGTCCCCTTTGCATCCGGATTCTACGAGCGCACCGGCGACGAGGTGTTCGTGTCGGTCGATATCGAGTGGCAGAACGCCGACCCGAATCTGATCGATTGGCCCATGCGTCTGCGCGTACCCTTCGAGCCCGCCAACCTGCGCGAGGTCGAGGGATACGTCGCAATAGATGCGGCGTCTGCGGTCTTCATTCGCGCGGACAACCGCGAGCCTGTCGAGGTTTCCGGTCCGCTGAAGGTCGGCTTCGATCAGGTCTCGGGCGCCCTCATGATTCAGACTGTGGACTTGGCCCCGGGCGATGTCCCTGTCGTGCTTGCCTACGGCACGACGCAACAGCGCGCGCTGATCTCGTTCACGTATCAGACAGTCGGTCAGTAATTGAACGTGCCGTCGGTCTTGTACCAGATGGCCCCGGCGACAGTGCGCGCATCGGCGGTACCATACGCCAATCCGATGATCGAGCTATTCATGTTGGTCGCGCGCCCCGCAATCTGGATCCCTCCGAGCGCGGCGGACAGGCGCACGGCGGCCGTGGTAATTGTGGTGCCAGCCGTTCCGATGTCGCTCTCCGTGTAGTCGAACACGCCTGTCCACGTGGTGCTAGCTTCGGCGGCGTATGGGGGCACGATGACCGCTGGATTGGTATTTTCTCCGGCGTCGTTGTTCGTCCACGCGAGCAGGAAACGTGCATGCACCCATGGGCCGATGCGCAAGTAGCTGCCCACCTGCGATCCGTAGGTGAATGCAGGCGACGCGGACGCGGCCAGCACCGGCGTAAACGTTCCATGCGCGATCATGTCCACGAGGGTATCCGGCGAGCTGCCGCCGAGCGCGGTGATCAGGTCGCCGATGTTGTCGATGATCTGGGTCTGGAAGTCGTTGAGGTCGGCGCTCTTGATCTGCGAGCCGGCGGCGTAGGTGGTATTGGCTGAGAATGGAAGCGTCATATTGCTCGGGTCTCCGGACACGCATGAGCACGTGTCGCATGGTTCGGGCTGCGGTGATGGTGTATGCACAGCGGGCGCTTGGGGCGCATCACGTGCGTCCGGTACCGCGTCCGCTGTGGTGCAGCCGGCAAGGATGGTGATTAGGATTAGTCTAAGCATATTGAGAATCCTTGTTAGGCGACAAACGCGGCGAGCAGAGCAGCCGCGGCGGTCTGCGGGTCGATGGATGCGGCGCTGTCCTGGACCTCGGCAAACAGCGCAATCTCGCAGTCCGTCGAGTTGACCGTCGATGGCGGTGTCCGGCTGTCGCCAAGCCGCAACGGCTCGTCCGGCGCACCGTATCGGCCCGCTGTCAGGGCGACAGGGGTCGCCGCTTCGAGGTCGGAGCCGAATCGTAATTCGGTATCCTCGCGATCGAACACGACACAGATACACCGCCACGCGTCTTGCACCGCACTGGTAGCGGTGAGGTTCATCGTGATGGTCGAGGCGAGCGCCTCGTTGCGGACCGTCACCTGTGGCACCAGGAGGTTGTTGAGGATGTTCCAGCCTTCGCTCGTGCCAGCCTGTTTGCCTGCGTATGCCCCGTTGACCGGAGTTGCACGCGGACGGACGATCATGAAGAAGGCCCGACTCTCGGCGGCCGGCACGCTGCACAGGCTCAGGTCATCGCACGACCACACCGCACCGCCGCTGACGTCGAAGTCGTAGGCGTCAGTGCCGAATGCCTCGGAAACCCCCGTGGGCGTCGAAGCCGCAGCCGCGCCCGATGCGCTCACGTACTTGTTGTGGACGGCGTCGGCCTCGTGTCCGAGGAAGAGCACCGAGGGCGACATACCCACCGCACCACGGAACGCCGCAAGCGCCGACTTGCGCACCGCGTACCCAACTGCGCCGCCGGCCGCTCCGACTTCCCCGATCAGGTCGCGATCGCATAGGCTGAACTCGTCGTCGCACTCCGCGTCGATGCTCTCGATGACGTGGCCCTTGGTGTGCGCGGGCTTCATCGCATCGACCACGCCCTGCGCGCTGTCGAGATAGTAGGTACCGGCCAGGGAATGGTCGCGGAAGATGAAGAATCGGTAGATCTCCTGCGCGTCATCGACAGCGACAGCAAACGCGCGTCCGCGCTCGATGACCACCACGTCGTCGGCAGCCTGTCCGAGCAGCGGCGCGAGCACCTCGCGAAAGTCGGCGGGACGGTATCCCTGGCGTAGGGTCCGGTGCGCGACAATGCGTGCCCGGCGCTCGGCGTCGGTGCCGTCGGCGCTGAGGTCAAGCTCACGCTCGTAGTCGGGCAGCAGCTCGGACGCCGTGCGCGGATCGGCTTCCTCGAGCAAGGCTGCGGCACGCACACTGATGCGCGCCAGCTCGTCGCCGCACGCGAGTAGAAGCTTGCCCATGTTGCTGTCTGCGTCCGTTCGCCAAATGCCCGGGGGCAGCAGGGACTTGAGCATGCGGGCGTAGGCTTCGGCGGACGGCTGGATTACGGGCATGGCCTACTCCTTGGTCTCTTCCTTGGGTGGCCAGCGCTTGGCCGCTGCCGCGCTGCCAGCCGCCTGCCCGTACTGCTGCGCGAACGCCTTGGCTGCCTCGGTTACGGCTTCGAGTGCCAGCTTGCCGATCGTCTGTCCGATCTTGCGCTTGATGCTCATGATGCTCTAGCTCCACGTCACGGTGCCAAGGACTGCGAGTTCACCGACTGCGGGCTCGACGTCGGCGGCCGGCACCGTCAGGGTGTAGTCGGTCACGCCCTCGGCAATGCCGATGGCCGTGCGGATCTGCGAGAGCAGCACCTCGCCGCGGCCCGCGCCGTCTCCGGGCTCGGCCACGCGCGCGAAGAGATCGGTGAGCTCGGCTTCGATTGCGGTGCGAACGGCCGCCGTGTCTGGTGTCGGGGTGATCGTGAAGGCCACTTCCAGCGGGTCGGGTGCGGCTGCCGTGACTTCGGCGGTGATCGGGCGCTGCTCGTCGAGCGCAGTCTGCACGAGCGCCACAGCGGAGGAGTCGGGGAATATGTCCTCGAGCGCGTCCATGACGAATCGGACCGTCACCGTGCCAAGCCCGTCCTCGTGCTCGTAGATCCAGGCGCGCGTGACGCCCGCGACCGCGAGCGCCCAGGCTTCGTAGTCCTGCTCGGACCCGCCGGTCGGTGGTCTGCGCAGGTACAGCAGGAAGCGGGCGCGCGTGGCCTCTGTGGTCTCCTGGTCGAAGCCTCCGTCGATTCCGTCTTCGTCCACCGTGGCCGTGGAATCCACACCGGCGATCGGGCTTTCGAAGCTTAGCTCCTCGGCTGCGGCCAGGTTGCCGGCGTCGCCTGCCTCGACCGCTTCGACTGAGACCGCAGCCTCGCCGCCCGCGATCGTCGCCTCGACCGTGACCACGTAGGTCACGCCGTCGTCGCGCACCAGGATCGTGTCCACGGGAATGACCATGGTATTCGTGCCGGTGGCAGTCACGATGCCGGACGCGAACGTCGCGGCCGTGGGTGTGATGCCGTACATGGCGGCGAGACGCAGCAGGAACTCGCGGATCGCGGTGTCCGCAAAGAGCTGCGCGGTGATCCATTCCAGATGCCCATGCAGCATATGGACGGCACCGGCCCATACGGACGCGAGTACATTCGCAGTCGCGCGCCGGACAAGCTGTCCGGTGATCCCGAGGCGTCCGCGGATGTCGCCCCGGACGCGCGTCACAAGCTCTGCAAGGGTCGGTCGGTCAAACGGCACGGGCAGCCTCCGCATCCCACGTGTGCCCGAAGCGGAAGGTCACCGCGGCAGACTTGGGACGGTGAATCGTGATGGCGAAGGTGAGCTTCTGGCCGGTCACCGCGGCGTCGATGTCGATACGCTCGCAGATGCGATCAGCAACCATCCAGGCCAGGGACTCGCGGGCGTATGCCTCAGCGCGAGGCACGATGTCGGCGGTGCGCTTCGAGCGCGCAAGCAGCCACAGCCGCGAGCCGTTGAGATCGCCCTCGGGTTCGGCGAACTCGTCGGCCCACCAGCCGCGCCGGTCGCCATCGGGCGAAGGTAGCTCGTCGTCGGCCTCGGCGCGGCGATCGGTGAACAGCGCGATCTGCACAGCCGTGCGCAGACCGTCGTCGGTGAGGACATCGTCGTTCTCGATCACCAGGTCAAGCGTGCCGTCCGTCCACACGAGCGCGATGTCTGCCACCAGCACCCGAGGATCACGGGCACGCCTTGGTGTCAAGGCTCACGCGATCGGCGTGACCACCGGACCCGGGAGCGTGGCCGTGCCGCCGGCCGTGCCCGCGTGCACCGCGGCGGCGATTGCCGCGACGGCTTGCTCGAGCGTGACATCCGGTGCAGCGCTCGCCACGAATGCAGCCGTCAGCGGCCCCGTCATGCCCGCGAGCAGCGGCGGCGTGATGGCTGTAGCCCCGGCAAAGAACGTGGCAGGGGCAGCCACCAGCGCGGCCCAGAAGGCCGCTACACCTGCGACGAACACCGCGGCCCCGGCGGCTGCGCTCGCACCCGCGGCGAACGCCATGGCTCCGGCCATCGCAGGTACCGCCGTTGACTCCACGGCTGCGCCCACGATCGGCACCGCGCCGGCTGCGGCGGCCGTCATGTACGCGCCATAGGCTGCGGCCAGGGCTTGCTCACCGGCGCCCGGTGTGGCCGTGGGCGTGAGCGTCTCCAGCTCGTCGGACAGCGTGGACTGCGACAGGGCCATTACTTGCTCTCGATGACCGTGGTCCCGCTGGTCGCTGCGTTGTCGGGCGGGCCAGACGGGCCGACGCCGGTAGGATGCGTGTGCGCGGCGAATTGGCTCTTGGTGATCAGCGGCTCAGTGCCGCCGGCCCCGTCGTCAACCATGACCTTACGCCCCGCTGCCGCGCTCACCACGATGTCGCCGTCCTTGGTCAGCAGGATGCGCGCGCCCGCGCTGGTGTAGACGGCCACCTCGCCGGCTTCGAGCCCGGTCGGCCGGTGGCGCCGGTCATCGACGGCGATCACCAGCGGGTGGTCACGGTTGCCGCCCGGGAAAACCACGACAGCCTCGGCGCCGGATAGCGGGACGGACGAAAATCCGTAGGATTGGAAGCGCTCGCCGTCGTCCACGGTCTCGTCGGACAGCACGCCAAGCTGGAGCCGTTGCAGCGTGGACCCGTCGCCAACACCCTTGACCACGCCGCGCGCGATCATGTTAGCCATCTTCGTGCGCAGTGGGCTGAGAAGACGGTCGAACTGGCGCAGCAAGTCGCGAGTCACGGCCATCAGAAGATCCTCCGATTGATCGCGTCCTTGATGGCCAATACGCCGGACGTGACATTGATTCGGATGCGTTCCTGCTGACGCGCGCTGTGCTGGGTGAGCTTCCAGTTCTCACCCCGCCCTGTGGCCTTCACGACCGCCTCGACGGGCTCGGGCGTGAACGCGTCCGGACGCACGAGACGCAGCGTCGTCAACTCGCCTTGGTCGCTCAGCGAGAAATCGGTCTGCGTGATGAGCATGTCGCCGT